GCTGCTGATGCTGCTGCTTATGCTGCTGCTGATGCTGCTGCTTATGCTTCTGCTGCTGCTTATGCTGCTGCTTATGCTGCTGCTGCTGCTTATGCTGCTGATGCTGCTTATGCTGCTGATGCTAAAAAATGGCAAAAAACACTAAAAACAAATATTAGAAACTGGATAAAAGAAAATTAAACAAGTAATATGAAAAATCTAACCGGTTATATTTTAGGTCCTGCTAGTTGTTTAATACTGGCTATTTTTAAAGTGGAAGGATGGGCCGTCCTTTCCTGGGCTATGGTCCTCTTACCTATTTGGCTGCCTGGCGGCCTTTTACTTATTTCGTTACTATTCCTTAAAAAATAAGTAACTTTAAGACCTTTTAATAGGTATGGGGTTCGATAAAAAAGAGTACAATAGAAATAGACACTATAAAATAAGGTACGGTATTACCATAAAAGACTATAACCGTATGCACTCAGAGCAGGGCGGTAAATGTGGGATTTGTGAAAGTAAAGAGACAGGAGTAAAAAGAACGGATAACTTTAATGTGGACCACTGCCACAAATCCGGAGCAGTTAGAGGGCTATTATGCCATAACTGTAACTTAGCCCTGGGCAAATTTAACGACGATGTAAAGTATATAAAAGCAATTATTAATTATTTGAAAAAACATGAGTGATAGACTTTTGGCTATTTAAAAAATAATATTATATTTACAGGAGTATGTATTCGCACTACAAACTAAAGACGACATTATTAAAAGGGTAAAACCTTTAACCTTAAAAGAGTCCTTACAGTGCGAATGTAAGGGCTTTTTTTTGGCTTAAATTTAAAACGGACCTAAACGAATTAGGGAATTTAAAATTATTAATGTTATGGAGTATATTTTAATAGAAGAGGAGTTTAATAAGTTTAACGCTCTTATTAATGATTATGAAGATTATGAGCCTTGCGGGTCCTTAACCACGGTTGTATATTTAGAGGAGTCAGAATACGGAACAAGAACACACGTTATACATTCACAGTTACTAAAACTAAAAAAATGAAAATAAATTTCTTTTCAAACATTTACCAAAAACAACCAGAAAGTACCACCTCTATAATAGAGTTTTTAAATAAGGTAAAACTAGGGACATGGAAGGCTTTAATAGAGCCAATAAACGCCGAGGAGGACAAAAAGAAAAGGAGCGCTTTAAAACATGATACTTTACCCTATGTTTTAATTAGTGGAGTCTTTGAAAAAAGAGCGTCCACGGCCTTAATTAAACATAGCGGCTTTATATGTTTAGATATTGACGAAATAGAGGATTTAGCCCAGGACTGGGACAAAGTAATTAACGACCCTTATACTTACGGGGCTTTTAAAAGCGCGTCCGGTAGAGGTATAGCTGTATTGGTTCAAATTAACGGTAACAAACACTTAGAGAGCTTTAAAAGTTTAGAGAGTTATTACCTGGAGACTTATAACATTAGCCTAGATGAAAAATGTAAGGACGTAGCCCGGGCTAGGTTTGTGTCTTACGATCCTAAAGCGTTTATAAACCAAAACGCCGAGGTATTTAAAAAGTTAATTAAAGTAAAAAAAGTAAAAGAAAAGCCTATAAAATACAATTTTAACAACGTTATAACAGGTAAAAACGACATAGAGCATATTATTTCACAGGCTAAAGATGGAGCTATAGACCTAAGCGGGGGAGACTATGACAAATGGAGAAATATAGGTTTCTCTTTAGCGTCTGAATTTGGAGAAGGGGGGCGCGATTATTTCCACGCTATTAGCTCATTAGGTCAAGGCTACGACCCGGCAAAATGTGATACTCAATATAATAAAGGTTTAAAGTCTACAGGGTCCGGTATTAATATAGGCACGTTATTTCAATACGCTAAAGACTATAACCTTAGCCTTAGCACTCCCAAAACTCAAACTATACTAACTTATGCAATACAACAAAAGCAAGTTAATAACATTAACGAGGAGGACGTTAAAAGCGGTATATATAAATTATTTGGATTTAAAGACGAGGAGAGCGACGAAATAGTTAAAAAGGTATTCGAGTCTAAAGCTGACTTAAAACTAGCTAAGGATTTACCGTTGATAGGTCAAGTAAAGATATTTCTACAAGGGGGGTATAACATTAAAAAGAATGAAGTAACGGCGCGGCTAGAAAATAACGGCGTTGTTATGAATGACACAGAGTTAAACTCTATTTTTATCAAGTCTTGCGAGATAGTTAGCGACAAAATACAAAAAGACTTACTTAGAAATATTATAGATTCGGATTTTACAGAAACTTACAACCCTTTAAAAGACTACATAGAGAAAAATAGACATAAAAAGCCAGAGGGATTAATTGAGAAACTAGCCAACTCAATAGAAAGCAACACAGGTATAGAGGACCCTAAAAATATTAATCCTAACTATAAAAGCTACTTTCTTAAAAAGTGGCTGGTAGGTGTTATTTCTGGAATATACGGAGAGCACAGCCCCCTTTTATTAGTGTTAGCAGGAGGGCAAAATACAGGTAAAACCGAGTTTTTTAGGCGGTTATTACCTAAAGAATTAAAAAAGTACTACGGAGAGAGTAAACTAGACGCTGGAAAGGATGACGAGCTATTAATGACTCAAAAACTAATACTAATGGATGACGAGCTAGGCGGTAAGTCAAAAAAAGAATCTACCAGATTAAAGGAATTAACAAGTAAAGAAACTTTTTCTATTCGTAAGCCATACGCTAGAGATAACGAAGATTTTAAGCGTTTAGCGTCTCTATGTGGGACCACTAACGAAATGGAATTTATTAGCGATTCCACAGGTAATAGGCGAATAATACCTATAGACGTTATTTCTATAAACCATAGCTTATACAACTCTATAGATAAAGACGACCTTTTTATTGAAATATTTCACCTTTATAACGGCGGCTTTAAATGTGAGTTAAGCGGAGAAGATGTTAAGCTACTTAATTCATGTACTGGGCAGTTTGAACAGCAAAACGAAACGGCGGGCTTAATTGAGCTTATTTATAAGAAACCAGTCTTTAAAAACGGCAACCAGGTAGTACAGGAGTTAACGGCTACAGAGATAGCAATAGAGATAGAGAGAATAACAAATAAAAAAGTTTATAAGGTTCCGGTAGGTAAAGAGTTAAACTCTCTAGGGTTTACTTTTGAAACTAAAAAAATTAACGGAAATAGGGTTAAATTGTATAAGGTAGTTTCTATTTCTACAGGAGACAGAGAGGCGCAAATTTACAACACAAAAGAGGACGATGTAGCTTTTTGAGGGGTAGGGTAGGTATAGTAGGGGTAGGGTAGATTTAATTCTACCCTACCCCTTTTTTGTTCAATGATAGCAAGGGTTTTAACTAAAGGGTATAGTAGGTATAGTAACTTTTTAATTAAAGACTTATAAATGTTATAAACACATATATATATATATTTATTTATTTTTATTTACACATTATATAATGTTAGAAAAAGCTACTATACTACCCTACCCTACCCCCTTCTTTTTTAGGTTAAAACCAATGACACCAACACTTACCCAAGGGGTACAGTAGAAAAGTTACTATACCCCCTAGCTCTTTTTTTAGACTAAAAAAGTCTAAAACTATTTTAAATTCGTTACCTTTAAAACATGAAAAACGAAAAAAGCGAAGCAAGACACCAGGCAGAAGTTGTAAAATGGTTTTGGAATGAGTTTAAAGAGTTCAGAGGGTTATTGTACCACAACTACAATAACCCACGCAACGAAGTGAACGGCGCTCAGTTAATAGCTCTAGGACTTATTAAGGGTAACCCAGACTTAACCCTCGCTTTACCTCGCGGAGGCTTTGGAGCGCTTTATATTGAAATGAAGAAACCAGGAGAGAAGCCGAGAGAGTCCCAGGTTAAGCAAATGGGCAGACTAGAGGCGGCGGGAAATTCTGTAGAATGGGCGGATAATTCAGAAGATGCTAAGAACTTAATATTAAAATACTTAACTTTAGATTAAAAAATGCCAATATTTGACTATTCTTGTGATAACTGCGGAAGTATTAATTTAGACGAATTAGTAAGGAGCGCCGAGGAGGTTGTTATTTGTGAGCAGTGTAATGAGGTTATGGTTAAAGGAGTAGGCGCCCCAGCTCTTTTAGGTTTTGATAGTAACGGGACGAGTAAAAGCGGAGGAAATGGATAAGATAAAGTTAACGGATAAACAAAAGAGGTTTTGTAAAGAGTACGTTATAGACTTTAACGCTACACGAGCAGCGGAGGCGGCTGGATATTCTAAAAAGACAGCAAGGGCCACAGCCTCTGAAACCTTAACAAAACAATACATACAGGACGAAATCAAAAGACTGACTAAGAAAACAACCGAGAAACTAGAGGTTTCGGCTGAGAGAGTTGTAGCCGAATTAGCTCAGATGGGACTAACTAGAAAGGACACTCTAGGGGACTTCGTGATAGATTCAAAGGATAAACTAAAAGCCCTGGAGATGTTAGCGCGTCACACAGGAACATTCAACAACGACGAAAGCGGCAAAGCGGTTATTAAGGTTAAACTAGGGGGTACAAAGTAAATGGCCGTTGAGGTAGAATTTCCCGCCTGGTCCGAAATGGTTAACAAACCTTTTGCTGGTTTACTAGATAATAAAGATAGATATGTCTTAATGTGGGGCGGTAGAGGGTCCGGTAAGACTGACACCACCATTAAAAAG